TACGCAGACATGAAGCCTGACGTATGGGAGCAGATCCTCCGTCCAGCACTAGCTGACCAAAAAGGTTCAGCAATGTTCATAGGTACACCTATGGGTAGAAACCACTTCTACGAGTTGTACAAGTACGCGGAGCTAGGGGATGATGAAACCTACAAAGGCTGGCACTTCACCAGCTACGACAATCCCCTACTTGACTCGGGTGAAATTGACATTGCTAAAAAGTCGATGTCATCATATGCTTTCCGTCAAGAGTTCATGGCATCCTTTGAAGCCAGAGGCTCAGAGATGTTCAAGGAAGGCTGGGTACAGTTCGGAGAAGAACCTGACGATGGTGACTACTACATAGCTATTGATTTAGCTGGTTTTGAAGAAGTAAACAAAAAACGGACAAAAAATACTAGGCTTGATGAAACTGCAATCTCTATCGTTAAAGTTAGTCCTAATGGTTGGTACGTTGATAACATTATATATGGGCGGTGGAGCCTTGACGAAACTGCCGCCAAGATATTTCAGGCCGTTAGAGACTACAGACCCATCAGCGTTGGTATTGAAAGAGGCATAGCAAAACAGGCGGTAATGTCTCCGCTTATGGACTTGCAAAAACGTTACGGTCAATTTTTTCGTGTAGAAGAACTAACGCACGGTAACAAGAAAAAGACTGACAGAGTTATGTGGGCGCTTCAGGGGCGCTTTGAAAACAACCAAATAACATTAAACAAGGGTGAGTGGAACAACAGATTCATGGATCAACTTTTCCAGTTTCCAGATCCATTGACTCACGATGACTTAATTGACGCACTAGCGTACATAGACCAGCTGGCGCAAGTCGCTTATAGCTATGAGTTTGAAATTGACAATCACGAAATTTTAGATGTTGTAGCAGGTTACTAATGGTATTTAGAAAATTTAACACATATGGCATTTACGCTATTTCTGCCGTAGTATTTTTTACTATGGGCTACAGTATAGCTTTAATTTAAGGATACGATAATGGCAGACGAAATCTATAGCCCAGACCCTCTAATGATTGAGGAGTCTTTAGAAGAGTGGGTAATGACCAAATGTGAAAATTGGCGTAACCACTATGAGTCTAACTACGAAGCACGGTTTGAAGAATACTATAGATTATGGCGTGGTCAGTGGGATCCTACGGATTCTGAAAGAGCTACTGAACGCTCTAGAATTATTTCTCCTGCTCTTCAACAGGCTGTAGAGTCAAATGTAGCAGAACTAGAAGAAGCTACATTTGGTCGTGGCAAGTGGTTTGATATTGCAGATGATTCTAATGACCCAGAAAAACAAGACATTCAGTATTTACGTAAAAAACTAACCGAAGACTTTGAAGTTTGTAAAGTACGTAAAGCAGTTGCAGAGTGTTTAATTAATGCTGCTGTATTTGGAACAGGTGTTGGAGAAATTGTTTTAGAAGAAATTAAAGAAATGGCTCCAGCAACTCAGCCCGTTATGGGCGGTGACTTAACTGCTGTAGGCGTAAATATTACAGACAGAGTAGTAGTTAAACTCAAGCCTGTAATGCCACAAAACTTTTTGATTGATCCTGTAGCTACTAATGTAGAAGACGCTATGGGTGTCGCTATTGATGAGTTTGTATCTAAACATTCTGTAGAGCTTTTACAAGAACAAGGTATTTATCGCCAAGCTCCTATTGAAATAGCCGCTCCTGATAGTGATATTGAGCCTGACCAAGACCTTACAATATACAATGACGAAAAAGTACGTCTTACTAAATATTATGGTCTTGTGCCTCGTGAGTTGTTAGAAGCTGAAGGTGTAGACACAGAAGAAGAGTCTATGTACGTAGAGGCTGTAGTAGTTATTGCTAACAATGGCACACTACTAAAAGCTGAAGCTAATCCTTACATGATGAAAGATCGTCCTGTAGTAGCTTTTCCGTGGGACGTAGTTCCGGGCCGTTTCTGGGGCCGTGGTGTATGTGAAAAAGGATACAACAGCCAGAAAGCTCTTGACACAGAACTACGCGCCCGTATTGATGCTCTGTCTCTTACTATTCACCCAATGATGGCTGTTGATGCTACTAGGTTGCCACGCGGTGCTAAACCAGAAGTACGTCCCGGCAAGATGATTTTAACTAACGGAGATCCTCGTGAAGTACTTCACAGGAGCCGTTGACTCCGCAGGTATTGCTGGTCAGGTTAACGGAGAAGCAACAGCAGCAGGTATAAGTATGTCTTTGGGCGCTATCATTAAGCGCCATAAACGTACCTTAATTAACTTTCAGCAGTCGTTTCTACTACCGTTTGTAACTAAAGCGGCACATCGGTATATGCAGTTTGATCCAGAAAGTTATCCCGTAGCTGATTACAAGTTTAACGCTACGTCTACTTTGGGTATTATTGCTCGTGAGTACGAAGTGACTCAGTTGGTTCAGCTTTTACAAACAATGCAACAAGATAGTCCAATCTATCCTGTACTGATTCAAAGTATTATTGACAACATGAACTTGTCTAATCGTGACGAGCTAATTGCAATGATGCAACAAGCTTCTCAGCCTGATCCACAAGCTCAACAAATGGCTATGGCAGCGCAACAAGCTCAAATGGAATTCCAGCAGAGTCAAACTGCCGCGCTTAATGCACAAGCTGCGGAGTCTCAAGCTAGAGCGCAGAAATATGCTATTGATACGCAGTTGGCTCCAGAAGAATTACAAATTGACAAAATTAATGCAATTACACGTAATCTTCAAGCAGGCGACGAAGATGATAAAGAATTTGAGCGTAGACTTAAAGTAGCAAACGCCCTTTTAAAAGAACGTGAAATAGAAGGAAAACGTCCTAATGCTAGTAACACAAGACAATCTAGAGAGTCTAGTAGACCAGATCAATCAAGTGCTGAAAGCGCAGTCCGACAAATTGGACTTGTTGGAGAACAAGGTCAAAGACTTGGAGGAGAAAGTTAATGCCCAAGGAAAAGGACCCAAGACTAGCACGAGCAGGAGTAAGCGGGTACAACAAGCCGAAGAGGACTCCTAATCATCCAACGAAGTCTCACGTAGTTGTAGCTAAGTGTGAAGATGGGTCAGTAAAAACTATACGCTTTGGTCAACAGGGAGTTAGCGGAGCAGGTAAAAACCCTAAGTCTGAAAAAGAAAAAGCTAGACGCAAGTCGTTCAAGGCTAGACACGCCAAGAACATTGCTAAAGGCAAGTGTTCAGCAGCTTATTGGGCAAACAAGGTAAAATGGTAGATATTTACTGTGTTGTTTGGAAAGATGCTCAAGGAGGAGCAAATGTAGGCTGGAGAGGCTTAGACGAACTAAAGTCTCTTGAACCTGCAACTGCAATTTCTGTCGGCACTCTTTTGCACAACGATGAGAACAAGCTAATTATTTGTCCTCATGTTTTGGTAGAAGATGGTGAAATAACAGAGGGAGACGCAGAACTAGTTATACCTACGGCATGGGTAAACTCTATAACTAAGGTATATACGGTAGGTTAGTATGGCTAAGAACATGAAGCACTACAAGCGTGATGGAACTCTCTGGACAGGGAATACTCACAAGATGCCTGATGGTTCACTACACTCAGGCAAAACCCACGGCAAGACTTCTGTGAAATTGTACCACTACAAAGACTTGTCAAAGAAAGCAAAGGAGAAAGCTAATGCCCGGTAAAAAGCGAAAAGTAAAGAAGCCAAAGGGATATTAAAATGCCTACTAAAAAAGGGCTATATGCCAACATCCACGCTAAACGTAGGCGTATTGCGGCTGGATCAGGGGAGAAGATGCGTAAACCCGGATCAGCAGGCGCTCCTACAGCTAAGGCCTTTAAGAAAGCCAAGAAGACAGCTAAAAAATAACATAAAAAAGTACTTGACTTTTGATCTAAAGTATGATATAATATATAGTGTACTTAGGTACATCTTATTAATCAGAGACAACCGAAGAGGCCTCAAGTGGATCAAGAAACTCAAGAGTACTACGACAATTACTTTAGTCTTTTTATGACATACGGTTGGAAACAACTGCTACAAGAGTTTGGTAATAATGCTGTAAGTATTAATAGCGTAGAAGCGACTAAAGATTCTAACGATATGTTCTTTCGTAAGGGACAACTAAACGTATTAGCCCACTTACTGAATATGGAAACTATCGTAAAAACTAACTACGAGGAAGCGTCAAAGCCTCCAGAAGAAGATGATTAAAGTATTTGACTTTCGTTGTACTAATGGACACGTGTTTGAAGAATTTGTAGACGGGAAGACTACAACCAGTAGGTGCGGTTGTGGTGCTAATGCTACAAAAATCGCTACAAAAATCGTTTCAGCTACTCAACACATACTTGAAGGTGCATCCGGTGACTTTCCGGGCAGGCATATGAAATGGGTACGTGAACACGAACAAGCTGGGCGAGCAGGTAGGGACTCCTAAAAGGGCAACTCCCATTTTATTCTCCATAACCTATTTAGGCGGGGTAAGTTTACAATGTCACGAGCGACACTAATTGATGAGCGTCAGGAAGAAGAAACAGAAACAACAGATCAACTCGACACCCAAGATACAGTAGAGAATCCTCAAGAAGAGGAACAACCTCAAGAAACTGAGTCTTCTATTCCAGAAAAGTACCAAGGTAAATCTGTTGAAGACCTTGTGCAAATGCACCAAGAGCTTGAAAAGTTTACAGGAAAGCAAAGTACGGAAGTTGGCGAGTTACGAAAACTTGTTGATGAACATATCCAGACACAACTCTCAGAACAACAAGCACCTCAACAACAGCAACAAGACGATGAAGATGATGTTGATTTTTTTGTCGATCCTAAAACCGCTGTTAGCAGAGCTATAGACAACCACCCTAAGATTAAAGAAGCGCAAGCGTACACTGAGCAGTATCGAAAGCAAGCTACGTTAGCACAACTTCAACAAGAGCATCCTGATATGGAAACTGTTTTACAGGATCCTAAATTTGCTACTTGGATTAAAGGGTCAAAAGTCCGAACACAATTATTTGTACAAGCTGACCAACAGTACGATTTTGACGCAGCTAATGAACTGTTTAGTCTTTGGAAAGAAAAAAACCAAGCAGTTCAACAAACAGCGCAAGCTGAAAAGCAAGCTCGTAAAAGTGCAGTAAAGACAGCTAATACAGGTAATGCTCGCGGAACAGCAGAAGGATCTCGCAAAAAAGTTTATCGTCGTGCTGACATTATTAAACTTATGCAAACAGACCCCGACCGCTACATGGCATTACAGCCTGAAATTATGGCAGCTTATGAAGAGGGACGGGTCAAATAATTTAATGGAGAATTATAATGGCTATTAATCCCGGTGAAGTTTATCCTACAGCT